TTGCTAAATTCCATGACCCAAGATTCACGCTTGCGCATTCAATTCCGAATGGTGGGAAGCGCGGCAAGAGAGAAGCGCACAGGTTGAAGCTTGAAGGCGTGCGGCCGGGTATACCGGATGTGTTCATACCAATCCCATCCACGACGTGTCATGGGTTGTATATAGAGTTCAAAGATGAAACCGGCACGATATCATCCCAGCAACGGGAGGTGATTCCTTTGTTGCAAAAGCAAGGGTATCATGTTGTTGTGTGCCGGTCTGCCGAGGAGGCAAAAAGAGAAGTCGAACGCTACTTGAACGTCCGACTTCCGGGACTGGACCACTAAAGGGGCTAGGTGGTCCTTTCCTTTTTTCTATGCTCGCTCAGCATATATCAAGTAATCCTCTTGATATGGCACAGCCAGCCTAACGCTGAATCCGGCAGCTTCGACCCATGCGCACATTGCCTCTAGCGTGGCAAATGTCTGGTGATCTGCAGGGCGGTAATGAATCCAGCTTTGGTTAGGTGCTCGCTCAATGTTCGGGCCGTACACAATTACCTTTTTGGTCTCAAGGTTCTTGAGCAGTTTCTTGGCCTGAGCAGCCTTCAGGTGCTCAAGTATGTGACAGCAGATGGCCAACTCAGCGTTAGGTGTGAATTGAGAATTGGTAATCTGCTTCGTCTCATACTTGACGGGGCACTTGACCGGGTACAGCTTGAGAAACTGTTTGTGTAGCTTCTTGTACATGTCAGCGGCCTCATCATAGACCGTGATCTCACCGCACACGTTCAGGCAACTCGCCAGCTTCGGATGGCCACCAGCAACGTCGGCAACGCTGTAGAACTCCTTTTTGCAAAGGTCAGCGAAGCGCCTCTGGAAACAGGTATAGTGGTAGCGGTCTTGCTTAAGGATCTCAAGCGCGTTGTTTTTGTAGTGCGCCTGGATATCCTCAGTAACAGCTTTTTTGTTCACCTTACGAACAAAGACGCCGTGCTCTTTTTCTTCAAGGTCGGGTAGCAGAAACATCTATTCCTCCACACTTTTGGTTAGTTTCGATTCGATCAATTCAGCAAGCTTATCATCGTCCAGGTTGTCCCAGCACGCCTCAACGTGGTCACACGATAGGTATGCGTGCCTGAAACATGATTGGCCGTTGAACCTGCAGACCTTGCTTGCCTTCGGCTCGATGTGCGAGCACAGCGGATACCGACTTGTCCGAACACGCGCCGGGAACGGTCCATAGATACCTACCGCGGGCACACCTTGCATGGCGGCGATATGCACTTGGCTTGAGTCCGGACCGATCACAAGCACAGCGTCAGTGATCAACTGGATTGCGTCCTGTAGGCCTTTGGTGTGATAGGAAAAGTTGATGATCTTGTCCCTATCATCTGCCATCGCCCGGAACTCATCAAGGTTGCGCCGTCCGCGTGGCGAGTCGCACAGGATGACGTTATAGCCGAGCCCAGTGCAAGTGTTGATGGCCCTGAGAATAGACCGGCGCCGTGGTGTGCGTGTTGGTGATGATGCCTGTACCTGAATGACAACATAAGGGTCTTGACGTTTGTTGAACCAGGTGTTCTTGGTGATCACGTTGATTGGACGCTCCCAATTGATATCGTTGGCGTCCAGCCCGATGTACTTTGCAAACAGGTCGTGAACATCCATGTGCTCAGCCTCTTTGCAGCGTTCGATAAGCCCCTCAAACGTGACGTGGTAATCGGCAACGTCTAGCGTCTCAGAGCATTCAAACGGGATATCCGTGACCGAGTCGATTGCGTCGGTCCAACAGTCGATCATGGTGAAGTATTGCGCCTTGGTGCCAAGGATGATCCGGCATTTGGGGTACTTCTCTTTGAGGTGCATCAGGATTGGTCGGATAAACAGCAAGTCGCCAATGCCGCCAGACCGCCAGACAAGCAGTGTCTTGCCGGTCAAGTCCTCGCCATTGTACGGCTTGTACACGTCCATGAACATGCGCTTGCTCGGAACCAGCCTACACCCGGCGTCATTGGCCTGCTTGAACAGTGTTGCGGTCATGCAATACTCTTTGCCGCGTTCAATGACAANGTACTCGCCATTGGAGGTACGCATCTTGCCGCCGTTCTCAGCCAGTGCGAGGCAGAAACCCTTGATCTTGGTCTTGAACTCATCGATAGTCTCTGACATCTGCTTGCTGAGCGTGTCTTTGCGGATTCCCATTGACTCCAGTTCCTGGACGATGTTCGGCCGCTGCTTTTTGCCGATCAATGACCGCATTTGTTCGCCAATCTGCTTGCAGATGTCCGGGTTGGTCAGGTCGATCTCCTCAGCGCCATCGACCCCGGCCGCTTCAACCAGAGTTAACAGGTTAGGGTCGATCTTGGCCTTAGGTCTGGTTTTTGTCTTTGTCTTACTCATTGTGTTTGCCCCTTTAATGAGTGTGGTTAGTCAGTTGGTGGAGATGGCTCTGCTTCAGCCTTGGCCCCTTTGAGAATGCTGTACTTGCGCGTCTTCCACAAGTAATGGCCCAGCGCCGCCAGACCACCGATGAATATAACGAGTACGGCGCCTAAAATCCATGGGTTAGCCATCAAACAGCTTACAATCCCAAGCAATGCAGCGAGCACACCGCCCGCAATGGTTGCCAGGCACGCTGAGCGTGTTAGCAGATTTGAAAAGCCGATATGCACCGCTGCAGCAATCACAATAGCGAGAAGCCCACCAACAATGAACCAGTGACCGACCTTCCGCATAAACCGAATAGTTGACGCAAATGACCCCTCAATCAGTGTGTATTTTGTCCACATCACCCAGTTGGTTAGTGGGAAAACGTAATCAACCTTTTCAGCCTTACCCTTTCCTTCGCCCTCTTTGCTTAAGTCTACAGTGCCCATTGGTGTGCGGCACGATGTTGCTATCATCATCACCAGTAACAGCCCTAGAATCAGTCCGTATTTAGAATACATGATTTGCACTCCTCTTTTAGTGTGCCCGCCTTGAGCGCTTTCTTGTACTCTTTACGGGCTTTTGCGTATTCAACAAAATGGCTCTCAGGGTGCCAATTACCCCGTTCATCTTCGCGTTTGCGATATTCAGATACTGTCAAGTGTGGGTGCATTACTTTCCGATTGCTCTGCTTTGATATATGCCTCACACAACGGTACTTCCTCACCGTATTCCTTGGCGGTGTGATGGGTGCCAATAGGAGTCCCATCCTCGCGGCTGATTGTCGCATGGTTATAGGTTGGGTCGCCAGTATGCAAGGTGAAGTTCCAGCCTTTTGCTTTGATTGCAGTCAGGATGCGTTCCTTACTGAACGTCGCGGTCAGCCTCTCCCCTGCCGCTTTCGCAGTCCGCTCATTCAAGCTAGTCAGCTCTTCATCTGTTGGTATGCGCTTCTTCATGTAATCTCCAAGTCTGAAAACTCGACGGCTGATGTCATTGGATTTCCGTTAGCAGAACAATCAAAAGCCAGCCCAGACACAACCCCGCTCTTAGTGTATGTGTTGCTGTCACCATCACCATTATCGATTGTGACAGTGGTCCCAACCCGGCTTATTGTCATCGTTGTATTCACAGTGGTAGACGTGGCAATAATGCCGGTGTAAGTTCCAGCAAGCCACCGCCACCCGTCGCCGGTTCCGGCCTGTCGCATTCGCATCATTCCATATAGTGTGCCGCCAATATTCAAGTAAAAATTCATCCGGCGATCGCCACTGTCCGGCATGGCAAAGTCGGTACCATTCCACGTGATGGACACACTAAAATCACCGTCGAGTCTGTCAGCCGCAATAATCTCCCCAAGTCGATTATTCACGATATTGATTATTCTACTTCCAGAGGATGAAACAGATAGCGTCAGGACGCTGGTTTCCACTGCCGTGCCCGTGCCGTTGTGTGTCAGCCTGCAAGTGTCGAGACTACTGTCGTCCATCGCATCGCTGAACCACTCAGGCACGATGTCGCTGCATTGCGTTGGCGTTCCGCTCGGATCTTCAACGCTGCACGGGTCAGCGCCAGCGGCATCGCCAGTGTTGCCAACTTCTTTGGCTGGCTTGTATGCTCCAGCAAACAAGACATATGCAAAGTCATCCGGGGGCAGGTTGGAATCAGTTGGCGCGTAGACAACTTCATCACTCTCGGTGTCACAATCAGTCCATAGCTTGTTTGTTTGATCGCTTATGCAATCCGAGCAGTCTGTATACACAGCATCGACAGTGCCGCCGCTTGGGTCTTCCTCAGTGTCGCCAACCAAGAAATAGCAATTACCGCTAACCGCAATTGCGGCGCCTTCGTTAGACTCAAAGATCAAGTCAGGGAATGTGCCAGGCGCCGTACAGTGCTCGTACCTGTAGAACGTCGTTGCATCAGGTGGTGTGAAGTCGGTCCCGTCAACGGTTATCTGTCCCCAATGCCCCTTGATGTCAATGGTGGCGTCCATGTCTGTGCCGGTAGCGCCGCCAAACGACCAGTTAGTGCCATCGTGGGCGAGCACACCCCAGGCGTTGGTTGAGTCGATTAAGGGCGGACGATGAACAAAAATTCCGCCGGGCTCTATGCCGAGCCACTTGATTGCCTTGATGATCTCATCCTTGTCGCCGTCTGCAGCAAGTTCCAGCTCTTGCACTAGCCCATGGTCAGCACGGATAGTGGCGTCCCCAGCCTTGAACCGTAATTCATCCTCTGTGCTGGTATCGACATCAATTAACAAGGGAACACTACCATCCCCGGTAGCGCCGCCTATCTCAACTTCCCGGTCAAGATCGTCAGAGTCCCACAATCCGCCAACAACAAAACCGAGCTCAGTCATGCGCAGCTTAATCAATGAGTCAAATGATGATCCCTGCTCTGTGATCGTCGAATCAGACACAACGCCGGGTAGCTTGATTTCGTATTGCTGACCACCCTGGATATCGCCGTAAAAGCTTGGCGTGAACGGGTACGTGACGTGTATGTCGCCTGTCCAGCGGCGTTCAATCTCACCAGACACAATGCATGACAGCGGCCAATTAACCGTTACGTCCGTAGCACCGATAATCATGTAGTCCGGGAACTCGGTGCCGTCCAACATCGTCGCTGTCATATCCTGCTGGCTGGACGAAATCTCGCTCACCATCTCAACCCAGACACAACTCTCATCGCCTAACGGGAAGCTACTGCCATCAACCAGGATAGCGCCAACCCCGCTTGTGCTTGATTGGAACACGTACCCGTCGTTGATGACCATGTCTGACGTGTCCGGGTCGAACCATGAATCAAACGACAACGGCTCTATGCCGCTCTCAAACCATTCAAAGCCCCAGAATACGCTTGTGCCGTCGCTGAACCGCATAAGCGGGACTGTCTCACCAACCATGTCAAGATTGTCAACGGGCCTTATCGAATACAGGCGCCCAACGTCATCGGTCGTATCGCCCCAGCTCAAGCCTTCGCTGACCTGGTCCCATCCGTCATTGGTGTCGTTGCGGATGACTTGCTTAGCCGCAAATTCGTTGTCGTCTAACAGTTCAGTAATCTCAACATAGGTGTCGCGCAACGTGCGTGGAGCTCGCTTGCCCAACCGCTGGACTTTCTGTTTCAGCTGTTGGATATCGCGCAAGCCAGCGCTGAGTTGGCGTACGGCGTCATCGCCTAATAGATTGCCTTGGCTCATGGTATGCTTTCCGGTAGATTAAGGCTGCTCCAGTCCTTGATTGGTTGGGCTCCACCACTAATAAAGACCGGGTCTTTAAGAAACGGCGCGGTAACAGGCTCAGGGATCTTGATGCCGTCTTTGTCCAGCAATACCGGTTGTGTCGCTTCGACGCCGTCGCCGCCTGGAACCTTTTTGAGCCTCTTGGTCGTCTGATTGATCTCATTGTAGCCAGCACTCAGAAACGTGAACACATGCTGGAATTCTTCGTCAACGATCACCCGGAACGTGACCTTAATCCGGTCAAATCCGTTCTCAGACGTTGGCATGTATGAGACCGAGTCCATTAACAGACTCCCACTTGGAATATGCAACGTCCAAGATGGTCATGTCGTTCAGATTGACTGTGTCGTTGTAGCTGTCCAGGTCGGACCGGTCCGTAACGCCCAAAGAAGCCCAACCAGTCTTGGTGATGTACTTGACCAATGAGATTACCTGACGTGAGCGTATCCGCGTAACGCCGGTTTCCGGGGGCTCGCCCGCTGTGTTTGTGAAGGCGTTGCCGTCTGCCAAGTTGACCATCTGGTCTGCTGCATCGGTAGCGTCCAAGGTCTGATAGACATACCCGCTGGTGTCAAACAAAGATGCGTCAATCTGGATATCGCGTTTGTCAGGGCTAACGTCCCCAGTCCCCATTCGCGGTCCGCCGGGGTCCAGCGCCTGTTGGCCCTCTTGCTGGCTGGTGACTCCGAACTGAACGTCAACCGTCCACCAGTACCCCTCCATTGACCCTTCTTCTTCGTCAAGCGCGTTCGCAATCTTGTCGCGTACTTTGAGGGTTGTATCGCCACTGCCCCAGTTGGAATCATAGTCAGGCACAGCAATTCCGCCGGGTTGGCTGGCGTCAAGGATCTGGTCAATATCGTCACCGATATTTGTGTCTGACCCGACCAAGTAGACCTTTGTGCCGCGCGGCGTTTCGCCCTGTGTCTTCGAGCCTATTCTGAAACCTACTCTTGTGATGCTCATCTCAACCTATCCACTCTTTGAACACCAACAATACGAACGCCTTCACGTAGCATACGGCCAACGCCCTTGGCGGTCCTGTCAGTGTTTTTTACGATTTTCTTCTGGTTCACCGCAGCCCTGTCCTCTCTGGTAGAGCGGCCGGTCATCAATGCGAATGCTTCTTTTGAACCGGCTCTTAATGCTTCGCTAAGCTTCAAGCTATCGGTTGCGGCGCCTTCACCGTCTGGCTGTACCCCAAAGTCCTCACTGGCTTGCTTAAGATTCTTGATCAAGAAGTCAAATCCGGTCAGGAACTCCGGGAACTTCTCTGTTGTCCTCTCAAAGCCTTGTAAGAACGGGGTGAATCCCTTTTGGCCCTTTTTGAGTGCCTTAGCCAGCTTGTCGGCTAATGTGACTGGGGGTGGTGGTGGCTCAGGGGCCCCATCTCCTCCAGCGAATCTACCAGTGCCAATTACTTGACCGCCAGCAAGCGCCCTGCCCATGCTGTCTATAATTGCTTGACCGATATCAAATGCCAGAGTGGCTACCGTTGCAACCAACTGGGTCAACTCTTCTTTGATCGCCGGGCCGATTGTTTCCCAGTTCTCAATAATGTGGGATACGGTTATCTGAAACAGACTTCCGGCAATCCCCATGGCGTGGATGAGGTTCTTTACAAAGTTGACTCCGAAGACGGCTCCAGCAGTCAGCATGTCTGTGAGCAGATTGGCCCAATTCCGACCAAGCCAATTGAGTAAAGTCGTCCAATTAGCCCGGATATTGACAAAGAAGCCAATAAACTTGCTAGCAAAATCGAGTGTCATCTTGCCGATGTCTTCCCAAGTAACGCCCCAGGCCCGTCGCAACCCTTCGACCACGGCAATCACAAGGCCTATTGCTATCAGGATCTTGCCGAAGATTAACAGAATGGCGCCTACGCTTGTGCCGATGAACACCAATAGCGCCTTGATAGTCACAAACGCCAAGAACAAGGATCCAAGTATAGTGACTATTGGGCCGATTGCAGCGACCACAGCCAACACGATCCCAACCATCCTCTTGAATTCAGGCGTCAGCATACGCAAGGTCTTTGAGATGTTGATGATAATGTCTAGGAACTGTTTTATTTCGACCTGAATCGGCTCAATGAACGCGGCCAATGCCAGGCGCACGTTATCAACTGCAGTCGTGAACTTACCAGTCAGCGTTTGACTCATTTTATCCAGCAGGTTGTTGAACCTACCGCCTTCGCTGGTCATGCTCCGCAATGCGGCAAGCACATCCTTGAATCCGACCTGACCAGCGCTCACCATCTTGCGCAAGCCCACCGATGTCGTGTCGAACATCTTAATCAGCTCTTGGCGTACTGGGATAATAGCCCGGTCCAAGCGCAACAGTGTGCGGCCGGTCAACTTCCCGGCTGTGGCAACCTGCCCCAAGATTAGCGCTGCCCTTGTCAAGGTTGCGTTGTTGCCTCTGGACACATCGCCCAATCGCTTCAGGGTGTCTATCAGGCTCTCACCAGTCGCGCCAGTGGCAATCAGGATTTGTGCCGCCTCCTGCAAGGCGTCAAGTCTCAACGGCGTTCGCGCGCTGAACTCGAATAATCGCTCAAAGATCCTTGCCCCCTTTTCCATGTCACCGACAAACACACCGAATGCAATGCGTGCCTGCTCAAACTGGGCAGCAGCCTGGACCGCGGCCTTACCGGCCAATACCAACGGGACTGTCAATGCAGCAGTAAGCGCCAATCCGAGATTACGCACGCTACGTGCAACCGTCAAGGCAGACAAATTCATCTGCTTAAGCGTCCGGGTCATGCGCTTTGCTTTTTGCTCAGCCTGGTTGCTGACTATTTGCAGGGTTAAAACAGCCACGTTTGCCATAATTCACCTATGGTATCCACATTGGGTCTCTGTCTTGTGGGCTCTTTCTTGGCGCTCTGATGCCGCGCGCTGCCTTGCTCTTAGCAATCTGCATAGCTTGCTCCTCCTCAGTCATCCAATCCCAGTCTTTTGGCGGATCCTTGATTAGGTTGCTAAACATCATTGCCTCCAACTTTGGGCGGCTCTTGCTGAAGCATTCAATCAGAGTCTTGCGTGTAAGCGCAAACTCATAACTTAGCTTGTCGTTTTCCTTCCAGATGAGCGCGTACTTGGCCTTCCACACAGTGAACTCGGAACTAGGGACTACTCTCTTTGCGAACCAGATGGGGACACCAATCTCGGAGGCTATGAATATCCAGACTCCGCTATTAGTGTCCGTCTCTAGTTTTTTTCCGCATCCTTGGCATCCTCAGCCCTGATACCGCAAAGTTCATAGGCGGCATCAACAAGCTTTTCCATCTTACCAGATGCGAGCTTGCCGAGTTCTTTAAGTTGCTCAGCGTCCTTATAATCGAACGCCAGCTCTTTCGTATCGTCGTCCACAAGGGTCATAGCAACAATAAGCGCCCGTGACCCTTCAGTACGAAGCGTGTTTAGATCAGGATTGCGTCCCTTGAATTTGACGCGCTTCTGATTGTCGGCATCCCAGTAGTCACGCATATTGCCGTTCATCTCGCGCAACGTGAATATGACGTCATCGCCAACGTCTACTGGGATTTCTTTCCTGCCTTCAAGACCTTTGAGTTTGTCTTTGAAACTCATGTGGTCGCCCCTTTCTTGATTAGTGGTTAAACAGGCGCTTCGCCCTGGAACTCAAAGACGACTGCAGCCGTAGGCTGTTCGCCCTCTTGTGTCTGGTTCGGAATGAACGAACGCAACCAGCCAGCTTCCAGCGTGGTCGTGTCATCCGGGTAGTCCGTGCGCACATCATCCGACACATCGACAGCAGCAAAGTACGCCGCCTCATCAGACACATCGTACGTGACCGTTGCACTTGCTTGGGTCGGGATTGACAACGTCCGCGCCGCTTGCGTGTGCTGCGCTGTGTTGTCGTTGGTAGTGATGTTGATTGGGTCGCCGCCTTCAAGGCCGCTTGGCGTTACGTCCTTTTCGTAGAACACCAACGCCTGATTGACCAGCACTATTCTAATGCCAAGTCCATCTTCAAAATGACCAGCTTTAGCCATGATCCATTTTCCTTATGCTGTGATTTCGTAAGCCCGGAATTCAATGCGGACCGGCTCCATGTACCGGCTTTCCTCAAAGTCTTCCGGGCTCCCGGTTGTGGCCGCGTCGATGTTTATTCTCAATCCTGGTTCAATCTCTACTTCTTTATTGTCCTCAGGCTCGAAAACAGACGCCAACGCGGCCGCTGAATTGTCCATAGTGTCCGTTCCACTGGCTCTATCGACAATGACATCATACCACATGATGCCACTCTTGATATTTGCTTTGTTTCCGTCGGGCCCTTCATCTGCCACAACGAAGCGTTCTTGATAGAACAGATCCATATTACTGGAGTCAAAGTTCCTGTTCTGGAACGCGAAATCTGAGCTGGTATCGAATCCGGCGTCATTGAGCTGATTACGGAACCAGTATTTGATTGTGTTGTTGTTGATCATTAGATTGTCCCGCCTCGCCTACGCCACTTAGCAGCAACGCGCATCACGCCGACGAACAAGACGCCACCCGGCGCCATTTTGGAGCGCCCAGCCTCAAGGCTCTCAGCATACACAAGGTTGTTGGAGATGAATATGTCCTTGCCTGCCTTGGCCTTTTTGATTGCTCGGACGTTTGCCTGTTCGCGCGCGGTCATGGTCATGCCGAATGACGCGCCGGGTTGACCACTCTGATTTGTGTTTCCATTCACGGTCTCATTGGCAGCAAGCCAGTTGCCGCGGAATCGGCCGGTATCAACTGGTGACGACACAATCAAGGTCTGGGCAGCGTCATCGGCAATCTTCTGGACCGCCTCATTGACCTTATTGTTAAATGACTTTTGGGCTCTATCAAGGCCGCGGAATGACATCAGATGTTTCTCCAGAATGTCTCATAGGCCGCAATGTTGGCGCCTGAGTAGATAGGCTTGACCCAGACCAGCCGGAACTTTTGGCCGCTGTTGTAGGTCATCGTTACATTGCTCAGGTCTGTCTTGGTGAATGTGTACTCTGAACCGGCGATGTAGGTCACGAAATCGCCCATCAGCACTGTGTCTGTCACTTGGCGCAGTGTGACCGGGTACAGCGGCGAAACGTCAATAGTCGATTCGGTCTCGGTATTCGCACCCTGTGACCCGTCAAGCTCATCGTACGTGCCCTGTACGGTCCGAGTCAAAACAGCAGTACCCAGCGGCCCGGCAAATTTCTCAATCAGCCTGGTAGCTAATGCCGGTCCTCTAGTGTCGAATGCTGCTTGGCCCATGGTTAGACTCTGTTAACTCGGCTCACATTGACAGTCAGGCAACTGCTCTTGATGATCTGGTCTGCAGTCGGGTAGAACGGGAACTGTCCGACGCTGCCGATACCATCCGCATAGCGCGCCTCAATCGGCCCGACGTTCTCCATGGTCGTGCGTCCGGTCAGTGCGTCAACATCGGTGATGTCGGATTGCAGCGCGCTGTTGTCGATGTAGCGCCCGGCATACTCGGCGGTCGCCTCTTTGATCGCATCGGGCACACCAGTCGCGTCGTCAAGCCTACAGTCTGTTGCGCCGGACCGCGGCCATTCGGTTGATTGGCCTTGGGTGAGCTGATACCCCTCATACGTGAAACGCTGGTCAACATACTCGGTGCCGCGGATGATGGCGACCTGCTTGTCTGACTCATCTTGAGAGTAAATCTCCCCGTGGTTTTCCCAATATTGGTCAAACTCGGTCGTGTCAATGTATGCGTTTGCGTTGGCTACGGTGCCGTCATCTGATTGGACATAAAACTGTATCATGTAATTGCCCGCTATTGTTTGGATGTCTTGTATGCAGCCATGTCACGCAATTGGGATTTAACCTCAGTCAGCCCCTCACGGACCCACTGCATATTGGCCTCAGCCTTGCCGGATAATGCCAGCGCCTCAGTGCTCTTATTGACCGCGCCATCAGCCTTTGACTCAATGTTCTTCTGGCGTTCCATGATGGCAATTTGCTTCTCAGCCAAGTCTGAGAACTTGCCCATGACATTGAGGGTCATGGTGAGGCAGACGATGACAAATAAGCCTTGAGCACCGATCACACCTGTAATTATACGCCTAAAACTTTTCAACGGATCGCAAGGCTCATCATGGCCCAGCCTCTGTTTTTGTTCTTGATCGCTCATGTTGAACCCCTCTAAGGCGTTAAATTGCGTCTACATACGTCGTGACCGCGTCTTTCAGCCTGTTAAGCAAGCTGACCCCACCAGCAGTCACGCCATTGATGTCCTCCAGGTCGTGAATCATTCTGTTGACCGGGCACAACTGCCCTGAATACGCGGTCTCAGCGCTCAGGTTGACCGCAAGTTGGCGGACCGCGTTGGCTGATCGGTTCAGGGCGCCTATGTCGGTGAACGTGACTGGTGTGCCGGTCCCTTGGTTGGCGGCTATGAGCGCCCAATACTGGACCATCTGGTTCTCTGGTGATACCAGATAGCCGGGGTCACTGCCGCTAACCTTGACAGCGCCCTCTTTCAGCTTCGTGACAATGTCTACAAGTAGGCTCATAGGTAGTTCCGATACAGTCTGCGCTGCCACACTTCTTTGGCCAGTGCGTGCTTGGTGTGTCGGCCGCGCGGTAGTTTGACATCGGCCTCTTTCAAGACCTTTTCCATCGTCTCGCTCTTGCTGTAGTTCTCAACAATCTCGACTGTGACCGGTTCACCGTGCATCGTGAAGTCGAGCAGGTCATCGCCGGTCTTGCCATCTTCGATCTGCTGTCTGCGGAAGTTGATTGCCAGGCGTAGTGCGGCCTCAGGCATTGTTAGCACCTTGGCGATGCCGAGATCCTTGGCGTCTTGGCGCAGCCCGGTAAGGTGCTTGTTATGGGTCAGGCTGCTTTCGTCGGTGGCAAGCTCGGCAACTGGCGTCTTAGGCTTGGACGCTTTGAAGCTGCGTGCGTGGTTGTGCTCGCCCGTGCCTTCGCATGTGTGCTCAGCGTTTTCTTCTGGAGAGTAGATGTTCTGCCCGCATTTCAGGCACATCTTGCAGTAGCCTGGATGGATGTATTTGGCTTTGATTTGAGTGGCTTGGTCAGACATAGAAAACCCCTTTTATGTCTTTGGCGCTGGGGGCCCTGTTGGACCCCCATGCCAGGCTGCTTAGTTGCTCAGGAAACGAAGGTATGCGTTGATGTCGTCACCAGACTCATCAGCGCTTACCGTGATCTTCAGCTTGCAGTACGGTCCAACATCTTCCGGGATGTAGGCGATAATCTCCTCATCCACAGCAAAGTTGATGGCCGCGCCGCTCGCGGTCTGATCATACAACGTGATGGCGTCAAGATAGTCGCCGCCCGTTGACGTGTCGTGGATCAACTCGATCAGAAGACTTTCGCCATCAGCGATGTCAACCGTCGTGTCCGCTTCGATCTGGACGCCTACCTTGCCTTGGTCGTATCCGGCCATGAACTCAGCAGAGGTCATGTCCGAAGCGTTAGGCAACGCCTGAGCGGCCCAGATGGAATCCGGGTCGAATTTGGTCCATTCGCGTGAGAGAGTGCCGTCAACAATTGGAGTAGCCATTATGTCACCTCCTTAAACGGTTACGTTGGGCTCAGTGCCAGGCAGGAAATTACGACTGGTCTGAATCGTAATGTCATCCCACATGTTAATGAGAGTGTTGAAGTTCCTGTCAGTAACCAAAG